TACTACAAGTATAACATCATCACCGCCAGTTGTCAACTACAAACTTATCCTGCACCGCACAGGGATTTGGATCGCCGTGGAACACCGCCACCGAGCATTGTGGATCGGGAATCACATCGTTGCGAACCGTGGCGAATGTGCGTTTGCCGTTGTTCATTGTGAGTTCACTGCGATTGCGGATTTCCCATTTATAACTCATGATCCATTCTTTGGGCCAAAATTTTATCGCACCTTGGCACAACTTCCAAATCCAATCCTGATCTCCCTGCAGTCTCTGTGCATCTCTGGGATTGTTTTGGAACTGCGTCCAGATATGACTCTGTGTGCCATGATCCCAAGCCATCACAGAGCTGTTTAGATATCGCCATGATGCATAGAATTTTCTGTTGAAATCATGTATGCCTATGAATTGTCCGGGACAATATACCGTGAGTTTGTCTATGTTGGCATGGATGACTACATCTAAATCAAAATATAATATTCGGCCTTTCAAGGGTAGATTGGGATCAAACATATGTACCTTGTGCCACCATCCTCGAGGATAGTTGGCATTGGGTTGGACGATGCTGCGAACACCTTGTATAGGATGTTGATCATCAGTGAGACACACCAGTTCATAAGGCACAGTAATATGCCTTGCTATCATGTTGCGTAGTCTTTCTACGTATTCACGACTGTACTTATTACCAAACCTCACACACAGGATAGTGATCTTGGTATTGGGATCGAGATTGGCCACTATGGCTGCATATTGATGTGCGGCTTTAGAGGCTTTGGCCTCTCGTTTAATCCTTTTACGTTCTTGTTTTGACAATTCCATCTATGGCAACCAAGTCTTCTAATAGCTGTTTTAACTGATTCAATGGAATCATGTTAGGTCCATCTGAGGGAGCTGAATCAGGATCTTCATGTGTTTCTACAAATACACCTGCAACACATCCTGTGGCTACAGCAGCCCTCGCCAGGTACGGGACCATGGTCCTATCGCCTCCTGACTTCGACCCCAATCCTCCAGGTTGTTGCACACTATGAGTGGCATCAAAGACCACTGGATAGCCGGTGCTTGCCATAATGGGTAGGCTGCGCATATCCACAACGAGATTATTGTATCCATGAGTGTATCCTCTTTCACATAACATGATGCGTTCATTACCAGTTGAGGCAATCTTCGCTGCAACGTTTTTCATATCTTGGGGAGCAAGAAACTGACCTTTTTTAACATTGATAGCACACCCGGTAGCACCTGCTGCCAACAACAGATCAGTCTGTCTGCAGAGAAATGCAGGTATTTGTATGACATCTATTCCTGCATCTGAGACCAATTGTGCCTGATAGCTTTCGTGTATGTCAGTGAGCACAGGTATGCCCAACGAATGTTTGACGCTGTTAAGGATTTTTAAACCATCGTCTATGCCGATGCCGCGTTGGGTACCTAGGCTGGATCTATTGGCTTTATCAAAGCTGCTTTTATAGACTAAATCGATATCTAGATCATCGCAGATTTCTTTTATGACACCAGCGGTATGCTCTGCATGTGTTTGGCTTTCTATCTGGCAAGGACCAGCGATTAGGAATATTTTGTTTTCGTTGCTGGCAACGATCCTGTTTATGGCAAATATACGCATAAAACTATTTACCAATGCCTAATAACGTTGGCAATAATAAACAGGCAGGTGATCACATGGATGATGACCCAAAAAGTTTTTAAGAATAATGCTATCCTTGCTTCGCGTATGGACAAGATGGGAACATCCGGACGATCTTCGTCTGTCTGTCCCATTAGGTGCCCGGTCGCCCGGGCCCATATACGTTCAAAACTATTCATTCAATACTCACGTATAATAGGAATGTCGCCTTCGTATGTGGCAGAATTGCCTGCGTGTTCAAATACTTCTACAGATCTGATGCGTACTGTTGGATTCAGCGGATAACGATGGTTACCGTTCTTCAACAACCAATCCATCTTGTCATAGCACAATTTAGCAAACATTTCGCAGCCTACTCCCGGAACAACACGTAGATCACAAACACCAGATCTACGATATGGTTCTATCTGTACACGTTCTGCGTTACCATCGTGTTCGGCGTTTGAACTCCATCCTGCCATTTCTTTAAAACGATCTAGTAAAGGATCGTCTTCAGCGATCACAGTGGTGTGATCAAACATGTGATCGGCCCACGCCTTGAAGTCTTTGAGGCCACCAAAGTCCATGCCCCAATTCTTTTCGTCCAGAGTATCACATTCAAAAATCAATCTTATTCCGATTGAGTATCCGTGTAGTAATGAGCAATGGCTGTGTGTGGCACGCCATTGTCTAAAGCAGCAGGACAGGCCTCTGTCGTTGCCGTAGGTTTTCGTTGAAAGATATTTCGCCATCTCTTGCCTCCTATGCATAAAGCGAGTAAGTTTGACGACATGCAGAGTTTATAAAGCGGGATGAATGACGTAAAAGTCCGCTGTGCCTGTGTGTATGATTTATTATACTACCAACGTATTTATAACGCAACAAATTCCACGTTATTTTTCTGCCATTCTTGAGGCATCTGCCAATCTCTGTGATTCCTTATAATGAATTTTTGATCGGAATGATGCATGAACACCCGATTGATCTGATAGATCCAATATGAATAATCTATAGCCTGCGATCCAGACTGTGCATAATTTTTTGTGCCCTTGTAGATATTATTAACAGCAGAGTTGATAGGATATAGATCAAACCCAATAAGTTCTATTTCAGAGTATGCTAACTCAGCAGCCAACAACACAGCATACCCCCCACTGCCCCAATGATCGGGGTCGTCCTTTTTGTGTACGCCTTGGTACGGCAGCGCCGGCACAGTCTTGATATTTTTGTGTTTGCGTATCTTTCTGAAGTAATGAAACCATGAAGGTCTCACATAGATCAACGTGTTTTTGGTCTGAGAATTTTCCACAGCTTCATCTGCCATTCGCCGATCACAGCAGATCAAATGATCAACAGTAACGTCTCTGTGAATAGCGTTGCAGCCAATCAGTGTGTCTGCGCTTAATGATTCTATGTCTATGGCTCTACGGCTTTCGCCATTACCAATAACCACAGCCCGAGACATTATTCGATTCTTCCGAATCCGCTCCAAAGACCAGGGCTACCTTGATTTACGCACACCCATCCTACGAATCTACCAGGAGACGGTTGGCTGTTCCATACGATGTCTCCAACAATAAAATGACCAGATGTAGGAGATTCTGTGTCACTGAGATGTATTCTGTTATTGAATTTTATAGATCCATTAACATGTAATGCAGTTCTTGGGTCAGGATTATTTACATTTATTCCTAATATTCCTAATACCGTAACTTTATTTGCGGGACTACCTAATACGATATTCCCGCCAGATTCGATTGAAATCCTTGCAGTGGCATCAGTGACAATATCAAAGTGGTTGCTGGCATACGTACCTATATAGCCACGCACAGAATCTTTGGTACCTATTACTACTTCTACGCCGTCTTCGGCTATACTTAGAGCACTGTTGGGATCTTCTGTGCCCAATCCTAGTCTATTGGTTTCGCTGCTAAAGACCATGTGTTGGCCCACTCTCATACCACCTTCTACAATCAACCCTTTGAGATGGCCTACTTCTCGCAGACTGCTTTTGACAACGGTAGGTCCTAGTTCTCGTTCGTCTATCAGCTTGATGTTGTTGACTGTGATGGTCTTGCCTCGGGCAAAATCTAAATTCTCCGACATAAAGAATCTGTCAGGATTGCTGGCGAATATAAATTGTTTGGTCTGTCCTCGACCAGCCCATAATAATCCTTTGCCTTCTATGCTGTCTCCGGAAAACGTTATGGGAATATCTTTTTCGAATTTGATATCTGCTCGTAGTTCGTCTACTATCAGCACCTTGGTTTTAAGGGTGTTGCTAACGGTTAAATTTTCTATGTGCTCTACTGTGAGTGTTTTAGCATGCACTCCTTGATCGTTCACAGTCAGCTGTGTGGCTGTTGCAGAATCTTTGATACCTGTGCTGGCAAAGTTTTGCACAGTGCCTCCTTTGAGGTGATCGCCGGACAATGACCTAAAAGGTATTTTTCTGGCAATTTCCTTGGCATCAGGATGTGCTGTTTGTGCTAGGCCGTTGAGTTCGTCTCCGAGGGCGGCTAAAATATTATTAAGATTGCTCATAGTAATATATTTATGCGCCAACAAAAAAACAGGCCGAAGCCTGTTTTTACTGAGAATTTACTTTGTTATTGCGATCGAACCAAGATAGTATCTTCGTTGATTCTACCATTTAGCTTGATATCCACAGCCTTGATATCGTCTAAGAACTTGCGTAGCTGTACCTTGCTGGCGGCCTTGAACTCTTTGAACTGTTCTTCTGGCTTGCGCAGTGTTTTTTGCACGGATTTAACAGGATCAAACCCTGTAATACTGGTGCCTTTGACACTGAGCTCTTGGTACTCAGCTGCCACATACTTGCCTAGTTTGCGGGTTTTTGTATTAAACACCCATAGCTCTTTGGCACCTATAATATCCTGTGGATTCACGCTGACTAATTTCAGCTTGTCATCCTGCTTGAGATGTTTCATTTTAGCCACTAGTTTAGACTTATCAGTGGGTTTCTTGGCTCTAGGTTTCTTGTTGATTTTGGCTT